CGTGGATAGCATAAGCAGCACTTCATGAAATAAGAAGAGTCATACAGGCATCAGCTTTACAGAGGCTGGTGCCTTTTTCTTGCCCGGAGTGATCTGGGTTTTTCCATTTCTGACGGAAGGAGGCGGGAACCATGGCCGGACGCATCAAAGGAATAACTGTTGAGATCGGGGGCGATACCACAGGCCTGGAAAAAGCCCTTAAAAACGTCAACAGTACAATCAAAAACACACAGAGCCAGCTTAAGGACGTCAACCGCCTCCTCAAACTCGACCCCACCAATACGGAGCTCCTCTCCCAGAAACAGCGGGCGCTGAAGGAAGCCATCGGCGCGACCAAGGACAAGCTGGAAACGCTGAAGCAGGCCCAGGAACAGGCAAAGCAGCAGCTCGAGAACGGCGACCTCGGCCAGGATAAGTACGATGCCCTGCAGAGGGAGATTATCGAGACGGAGCAGGAGCTCCGCCGACTGCAGGAGGAGGCCGCCTCCACCAGCGCGGCGCTCGCCAGGATCGATGAGGCCGGCAAGAAGCTGGAGTCTTTCGGAGACTCCGTTACCCGGGCCGGGCAGGCGATCATGCCCGCCTCCTTGGCTGTCGCCGGGCTTGGCACAGCAGCAGTAAAGACCGCCGCTGACTTTGACTCTTCCATGAGCAAGGTCGCGGCGGTTTCCGGCGCTACCGGGGATGATCTCCAGGCTCTGCGTGACAAGGCCAGGGAGATGGGTGCTCAGACCAAGTTCTCCGCTTCCGAGGCCGCCGATGCCATGAACTACATGGCGATGGCAGGCTGGAAGACGGAGGATATGCTCAGCGGCATCGAGGGCATCATGAACCTTGCCGCCGCTTCCGGCGAGGATCTTGCCACCACCTCGGATATCGTTACGGACGCTTTGACGGCCTTCGGCCTGTCGGCGCAGGACTCCGGCCACTTCGCGGACATCCTTGCCGCCGCCAGTTCCAACGCCAATACCAACGTCTCCATGATGGGCGAAACCTTCAAGTACTGTGCTCCTATTGCCGGCGCTCTCGGTTTCTCCGCGGAGGATACCGCCCAGGCAATCGGCCTGATGGCCAACGCCGGTATCAAGGGTTCTCAGGCGGGCACTGCGCTCCGCACCATCATGAACAACCTTACCGGGGATATCAAGTTCTCCGGTGACGCGCTGGGTGAGGTCACGATCCAGACCACCAACGCGGACGGCTCCATGCGTGATCTGTCAGACATCCTGGCAGACTGCCGTGGGGCCTTTTCTCAGCTTTCCGAATCGGAGCAGGCCGCGGCAGCGGAGGCTTTGGTCGGAAAGAACGCCATGTCCGGCTTCCTCGCGCTGATGAACGCCGGTGAGGGAGACATTGAAAAACTGTCCTCCGCTATCGCCAACTGTGACGGCACTGCCGCGCAGATGGCTGAGACCATGCAGGACAACCTCGCCGGTCAGCTGACCATCCTCAAGTCCCAGCTCCAGGAACTGGCCATCTCCTTCGGTGAGATGCTGATGCCGGCCATCCGCAACATAGTCGGCAAGATCCAGGCGTTTGTTGACAAGCTCAATGGTATGAGCGAGAGCCAGCGGAAAGCGATTCTGACTATCGGCCTGATCGTGGCTGCGCTCGGCCCGCTGCTCGTCATCCTCGGCACCGTCATATCCAAGGTCGGCGTCGCCATGCAGGGATTTGTGAAGCTGGCGACCGGAGTGAAAAAACTCGGCGTTGCAGTGAAAGCCGGCAGCGGTATCTTCGGAAAGCTGGGAGCCGCGCTCGGCGGCATCTCTGCTCCCGTGCTTGCGGTCATCGCGGTCATTGCCGTGCTGGCCGCCGCGTTCAAGCATCTTTGGGATACCAACGAGGAGTTCCGCGCCGCCATTACCGCCATCTGGGAGGGTATCGTCAGCAAAATCCAGGCTTTCTGCCAGGGCATCGTAGACCGGCTGAACGCTTTGGGCTTCAACTTCGGCTCCATTGTGGATGTTCTGAAAAGCCTGTGGGATGGCCTTTGCCAGTTTTTCGCTCCCGTTTTCGAGGCGGCGTTCAGTGTCGTATCCACGGTCCTCGGCGTTGTGCTCGATGTGATCACAGGGCTTCTGGACGTGTTTATCGGCCTTTTCACCGGGAACTGGAGCCAGATGTGGGACGGCGTGAAGGAGATCTTCTCCGGCGTATGGGATGCCATCACCGGCCTGTTCAATACGGCGCTGAATCTGCTGAAGTCCCTGGCAGAGACCGTTTTCGGATGGTTCGGCGGCACATGGGAATCCGTATGGAGCGGGATCAAATCGTTCTTTGAATCGGTCTGGAACGGGATCGTCGCCTTCTTCACCGGCATCTGGAACGGCATCGTATCTCTGGTCACCACACAGATCAATGCCGTAAAGACCGTGGTGACTACAGTTTTTAACGCAATCAAAACCACCGCTTCCACGATATGGAACGGAATCAAAACCGCTATCAGTACCGTGGTCGACGGTATTAAATCCAAAGTATCCTCTGCGTTTGAAGCCGTGAAGACAGTGGCATCAAATGTGTTCAATGGGATTAAAAATACGGCCACATCCGTATGGAACGGGATAAAGTCCGCGATTGTTTCGCCTATCGAGGCGGCCCGAGACAAGATCCGCTCCGCGCTCGATGCGGTCAAGGGCTTCTTCTCCGGACTGAAGTTGGAACTACCGCATATCAAACTGCCGCATTTCCGTGTGTCCGGAACGCTCTCTATCTCTCCGCCGAGCGTCCCACACCTGTCCATCGACTGGTATAAGGAAGGCGGCATCATGACGAAGCCTACTGTCTTTGGCATGAACGGCTCTGCCCTGATGGCGGGCGGCGAAGCGGGCTCTGAGGCGATCCTTCCTCTGAGCGGATTTTATAAGCAGTTGGAAGCCATGCTGGACAGCAAGCTGAACATGCACAATGTAGAAAAATATCTGGCCGTCATCGCCGCCAACAGCGGAAAGGGCATTTATCTGGATGACGGCACCCTGGTTGGACACCTGCTGCCCGCCATCGACAGCGGTCTCGGCCAGACGCAGAAGCTGAATGCGAGGTTGAGCATATGAAGCCTGACGCTATGATAAACGGAGTCTCCATGCTCAGTCTCGGCTGGCTTCGGGAGACAGTAAACTTCCCGACGCCGCAGTCGCAGTCCAACACGATCACGGTGCCGGGAAGAAATTCACCTATACGATTCACTGAGGCGCTGGGCCGTGTGGCCTATCAGCCCCGGTCTTTTGATATGACCTTCTCCATGCTGGGTGACCGCGCTGATTTCGATTCTCTCGTCAGCGTGGTCGTGAACCGGTTTGCCGGGAAGCTCTGCCGGGTGACGTTGTCGGAAGATTCCTCGCTGTATGCTGTGGGGACACTTGAGGCAGCACCGGTATATGACCCAAAAACGGGCAAGGGGCAGCTTGTGCTGTCTTCTACTGACGGGGACGCATTTCTCTATCATACGGAAGAGACTATCGTGCGCGTCACGGGCAGTGGGACTGTCATCCTTGCCAATGACTACATGCCCGTTGTCCCGGTTATCACGACAACGGCTGAGACAACACTGCGTTGGTCTGTTGATGGCGAATCAGTCGCTAAGACCGTCAGTGCGGGAACATGGGAGATCCCGGAACTGGAACTGCGGCACGGAGATAATACGGTATCCATTACGGGAGAAGGCATTGTGACCTTTGTTTACAGGGAAGGTCGGCTATAAAGCATCTTCCGAAAACGGGAGATTTGTGTTATACTCCATCTCGACAACTCGGGATTTGTCGATGGCAGAACAACTATCAGGGTTTCGCACAAGCGGAGATATGATAAGAAGATATCAGGACCTGCACTAAAACTAAAAAACGTCACACGTTGCTTCGTGATGCACCAAAGATTGATGGAGGCTTGGAATGAAACCGTATGCTTTTCTTTCAAATGACCTGTCTTTTGCTTTTTCCGCTGAGAACCCCACCGGAACCCGTTCCGGCGGTTCGCAGGGCGGAGACTGCACGAAACTGTCCCCTACTGTAACGATCCCGCCAGGAGAGACGGTCACGCTTGTCGATGTCGACGGTTCGGGTATCATCCAGAACATGTGGTTCACCGGATATGTAGGGCATAGCTTTATTCTTCGAATTTATTGGGACAACCAGAACTATCCCTCCGTTGAAGTGCCTCTTTCCGCCTTTTTCGGCTGTGCCTATGATGAAAACTTTGTTGATCGTGATGGTAATTATCCTGTCTTGAATTCCGCTGTTATGCTGGTAGCGCCTGGACGCGGATACAACTGTTTTTTTGAAATGCCCTTTCAAACACACTGCCGGATCACGATGGAAAATCGAAGCGGCAAACCTGAAGATCTTTATTATATGATCACCGGTTGCACCAGAGAAATGCCTGAGAATATTGCCTATTTCCACGCCTCCTACAGGCAGGAGCATCCCGTGCAGAAAGGCCGCAGTTATACGGTCATTGACGGTATTCAGGGGAAGGGACAATTTCTTGGTGTAACGCTTGCTGCAGGTATGAATGGGAACAATACCTGTTGGGTAGAAGGTGAAGCACGTATGTATATCGACGATGACATTTATCCTTCCATCCATTATACCGGGACGGAAGATTATTTCACCGGATCATACGGTTTTGGAAATGATATCCATATTAAGCAGTATCAGACATTTAGCGGCCATTACAGCGGACTCTTCGCCATTCTGGGAGATAACCGGGAGTTCTATAACGGCCAGCAAAGATTTCTTCTTTATCGTTTTCATGTTCCGGATCCGATCCACTTCAGCAGATCGTTTCGTATGACGATCGACAACATGGGTTGGACCGGTCCACGGTACGATGACTATACAAGTGTCGCCTACTGGTATCAGTCTTTGCCTTCCGCGGAATTAAAGGCACTTCCTAGTAACCAGGAAATGTGTATGCGATAACTTCCAGTTTAGCTAATTGGATATCAACAGAGAGATCGGAGAAATCCGGTCTCTTTTCATTTTTCGAAGGAGGGCTGCCCATGAGCCTTTTTCGCGTATACGTGGATGGCGCTCTGTTCTATCATCCGCAGATGTCGAAGCTGGCGATTACGGCCGCCCGGATCGAGGAGGATGCGGAGAACATCGACAGCATGACGCTTTCCGCTCCTTTCAACCATCCATACCTGTCCGCTATCCGTCCGCTTGCGTCCACCATCATCTGTAAAAAAGGCGATGCTGTGGTATTCGAGGGTCGGGCACTGGACAACGGTACGGATTTTTTCAACACGCATACGTGGACATGCGAGTCCTGCCTTGCCTATCTGAAAGACAGCGTCCAGCCGCCATATGACTACAGCGGAACTCTGCGCGGTCTGTTGGAATTGTTCGTTTCCGTCCATAACAACACAGTCGAGGAGAAAAAAAGGTTTGTAATAGGTAATGTGACCGTGACGGATAACAACGACTATGTCTCCTACAGCAGTATAGATTTCACCGTTACGCTCGACGCTATCCGGGACAAGTTGATCAAGACTCACGGCGGCTTTCTGCGTGTGCGCTATGTGGGCGGATTGAAGTATTTGGACTATATTGCAGATTTCGATTCGCTCTCACCGCAGACTGTGGAGTACGGCAAAAACCTGCTTGATGTGAAGATCAGCCGGAATCATACAGACCGGGTCTCCGTACTGCTTCCGCTGGGGGCAAAGATCAAGGATATCGATGCCGAGGGGCATGAATACGAAACAGATGAGCGGGTCCAGATTACATCCGTGAACGGCGGGAAAAACTACATTGTTGACGAAGACGCCGCGGCTGAGATCGGACGGATCTGGAGGACCGAAATCTGGGACGATGTGACCGTTCCTGGCAATTTGCTCACCAAGGCCAGAACCCGACTGCACGATCTGGCCCAAGGCGTCACAAGCATGGAACTGACCATCGTGGATGAGTCGGACACTGGCGCGGACATTGGGGACATCCATGCCGGGATGTATGTCGAGTGCAAATCCCCGCCGCATGGCATCGACGGCAGATACCGCTGCGTTGGACGCACCCGGGATTATCTCAATCCTACTGGAAACACGATCACCATCGGCGCGAGCGGCATCACGCTGACAGGGCTGTCCAATAAACAGAACGATACCATCTCCGCTTTGGAGGAGAATATCGTCGGGCAGTCGAGCAAGATCGATGTGATCTCCGGACAGGTCGACAGGATCAATGAATCCAAGATGTATCGCACGGAGTTGGTGACAGAAGGCGTCAGCATCTTCCGCGAAAAGACCCAGCACAGCACCGTGCGTTGCAAGGTGTATTCGTGGGACAATGAAATCACCGCCACGCTTCCGGCATCCGCTTTCAACTGGCACCGCAATTCCGGCAATGCCGAAGCAGACGCAGCCTGGGACGCAGCGCATACCGGAATGAAAACAATCACAGTATCAACGGAGGACGTGACGGATAACGCGTCCTTCTTTTGCGAAGTAACAATCTGAAGGAGGGCGCGACATGCCTACTGTACTCACATCCAGCCAGCAGACCTTCGTTGACATTACCGATCAGCGGAAGCTGTCTGCGTACATCACATCCAACCTGCCGAAGACGCAGAGCGAAGACCCGAACGTCCTGCCCCACACCTATGCGCCGAGCTGGGCAAGCACCAACCTTGTCCTGACTCCGGTAGTATTTCTTGACCAGACCAGTATCGCGCTGA